TCATTATGGCAAACACATTGCTGGCTGGCAATAAGCCAACCATGAACCACAAAGAAATCGCCGATCTGGTCGGCTCTCGCCCTGACAACGTCAAAACCTCCATTGAACGCCTGGTTGCTGGTGGCGTAATTCAACCTCCTGCGGTACAGGTTTGTGGAAGAATCAATGGGTTAGGGTTAAAGCAGAAAGAAAGCGTGTATGTATTTGAGGGCGAAAAAGGCAAGCGCGACAGCATCGTCGTTATCGCGCAGCTTTGCCCTGAGTTCACTGCACGTCTGGTCGATCGCTGGCAGGAACTGGAAAGCAACCAGTCTCCGACGTTGCCACGGACACTCCCCGAAGCCCTACGCCTTGCCGCTGACCTGGCTGAGCAAAACCAGCATATGGAAACCCGGCTAGCCATTGCTGCCCCAAAGGTCGAATTCGCTGATCGTGTGGGCGAGGCAAAAGGTGTGCTGATCGGCAACTTCGCCAAGGCGATTGGCGTGGGACAAAACAAGCTCTTTGCGTGGATGCGTGATTCCGGGGTGCTGATAGCCACTGGCGCACGCCGCAACGTACCCCGACAGGAATACATGGACCGGGGTTACTTCACCGTCAAAGAGACGCCGGTACTGACCAACCACGGCATTCAGATTTCATTCACAGCGCACATCACCGGTAAAGGCCAGCAATGGCTCACACGCAAGCTGAAAGAGTCTGGTGAGCTGCCTGACCTACTGGCGGGCTAACTGATGGAAGAAGAGCACATCGAGGCTTTGGACATGTACTTCCGCGATAGCTACGGGGTTGTGGTGCACGTCATTGGTGTGGACACGAATAACCAGCGAGTGATTTTCAATCGCCCGAGCTTCTTCGGTCGTCCCGGTTACGAGCACGGACTGTGTGTCTGCCCGCGAAGAGATTTCAAGAAAAAATTCAATAAGGTTAAAGCATGAGCATGAAATGCTGTGGTTGTAAGACCATTTTGGATGAAGAAGAACTCGTCAAACTGGCTCGTCCCAGCGGTGTATCTATATGCGATCGCTGTGCAAAAGAGGTATGGCAGAGCTATGAGCATTGGCATGGCGGAGCCCCTATTTTCGGTGGGAAAGCTAAGCCGAAGCGCCGACGAGTAACGGATTCCGTTCGGTTACGGGTATTTATGCGGGATGGCTTCCAGTGCAAACACTGCAATACCAACAATGACTTGACCATTGATCATATCCATCCGGTATCTAAGGGCGGTAGTTCAGATGATGAAAACCTTCAAACCCTTTGCATGTCCTGCAATCGGGTCAAGGGGGCGTCAGTATGAGCCTACTACTGCCATCACGCCCAATCGTGGTGATCCCTGAGCTGGCAATGCGCGTCGGCCTCAATGAGGCGATGTTGCTTCAGCAGGTTCACTATTGGGCTACCGAGACGACATCAGGCATTGAGCACGATAGCCGACGTTGGGTGTACAACACGATTGCTGAGTGGATGAAGCAATTTCCGTTCCTTTCGGAATCGTCCATTAAGCGCGCATTTTCGTCCCTGAAATCGCAGGGGGTTATCTATGTTGAGCAACTGTCCAGTGACCCACGCGACAAGACTAATTTTTACGCAATTAACTATGAACACCGCGCCCTGACTGATGAGGTCAAATTGACCTCATGCAGCGGGTCAAATTGCACCGATGCAACAGGTCAAACTGAACCGATGCAACAGGTCAGACTGACACGGTGCAAGAGACCAAAAAGAACCGTTCTTCCTACAGAGAGTACTTCAGAGAGTACTTCAAAAGAAAAACCCCCTATAGCCCCCCAGAGCGAACAACCTACGGCGGACACTTCGGGCATGGCTGGGGAAGTGCTGGATTTTTTGAATCTGAAAATCAACGGAAAAACACCAAAGCGCGTCAGCACGCTGTTGGAAATTACCGAACGCCTGACGGAAGGGAACACCGTGGAAGAACTGAAGTTGGTGGCAGAACACCGTGCAAGCCTGCTGCTGAGCAATCCAGATATGGGGCACATGCTCAGTGCCAAGATGATTTTTGACCCGGTACGCTTCAGCGGCTACCTGGCTGCGGCCAACACCTGGAACAGCCAGCGCACTCGCAAAGCTGCAATGGCCGATGCCGTCGAGCAACAACGTCAGGATCCGCCTGCTGGTGATATTCCAAAAATAGATTTCGAAGAGTCCTTCGACCGCCTAATTCGTGATGCAGGTATGCCAGTAAACGCCGCAGAAAAACGCGCTCAGCAGCAGGCTCGCAAGAACGGTTTTGGAGATGTTGAAGAGGCTGGAGCACGTCAGAAATGGCGTCCAATGTTAACCAGAGCCTACGCAATGACAGGAGCACAGGCATGAGAGCGATTGTCAAAGCAGCATTACAGCGTGATATGGGGATTGCCCTGATCCCTGTGAATGATGAACTAGCGCTACACATGACGGGGCGTGTCATGGTTTCAACGCTGCCAAAAGAGTTCAAGGATACGCCAGAGGGCATTCTTCCTGCGGTAGAGCATGAAATTGCAAATGACCCACGACTGCAATCATTCTTCCAGCATGAGCGGGTTACGAACGCTTGTGGTGGCATCAACGCTATTGAAGCCTGGGCTACTCAGTTCACGAAATGCCAGTACAAGAAACATGAACGCCCATCAACAATTCTGGACACTGAGCGTTTAGGCCATTCTGCCGTTCGCATTTGCCCTGGGTGCTACAAACAGGGTGTTAACTCTGAAAAGCTGGACAGAATCGCCGCCCGAAATACCGCTCGTTGGATTGTGGCAACAGCCAAGCATCGCCTGAAATCTGATGGGCAGTTAACGATCCCTGAACTGATGCTGTGGGCCATGCTATCAGGCGTATTCGATCTGATCCCAGAGGACGTGGCGCGCACTGTCACCAACATTCCTGAGCCAAAAGTCATTACGGGCACCCGCAAAGAGTCCGATATGGACTGTATGCCATCGGTTAATGAAATCATCGCTAAGCAGGCTATTAAGTGTTTCACCGTTGACCCTGAGCCGCCGAAGGCATTCATGCTGAGGCCAAAACTGACACGCGTTGAGGACAGCAAATATACCCGTTGGGTAAAGACTCAGCCTTGCTGTGCTTGCGGAGCGCGCTCAGATGACCCTCACCACATTATCGGACATGGTCTTGGCGGTATGGGAACCAAGCCAAGTGACTACCTGACAATCCCGTTGTGCCGTACCTGCCACCGCAACCTGCATGACAACCCAACAGCATGGGAAGCGGAAAATGGTAGCCAAACGGACCTGTTCGCACAGTTCTTTGACTACTCGGTTGGTATGGGGGCTATCTCGTGAAGAAGTACCTGATCACACCAATCCCAAAGCCGCGCCAAAATCAAAAGGACCGGTGGGCCCAGCGCCCTCCAGTTCTACGCTACCGGGCATTTTGCGACGAAGTGAGGTTGCACCGGATATCGCTTCCGGAAAGCGGCTATCACGTGACGTTTGTTTTACCAATGCCGGATAGCTGGAGTAAGAAGAAACGCACTGAGATGGCCGGTAAACCGCATCAGCAGAAGCCAGACAAAGACAATCTGGAAAAGGCGTTACTGGATGCCATTTTTGAGGACGACTGCCGGATCTGGGACGGACGAGTAACAAAGGTTTGGGGCGAAGTAGGCCAAATAATTATTGGAGAAATAGCATGAGATTAGAGTCGATTCCGAAATACTTTGCACCAAAATCGCCAACGTTTAGTGATTCTCCGCGCGCCACTGCCTCCGACTCATTGACCGGTACTGATGTGATAGCTGCGTTCGGGATGTGCCAGGCTCAGGCGGAGCTTGGTCTTTCTGCGTTCTTGGGAAAAATGGGCGTAAGTGATGTCGACAAGGTTAAGGCCGTATTGCTGCTGGCAGAGAAGGGCATGGCCGACTCTATTCGCGTAGCACCCCTGAGAAAACTGCAGGAAGAGACGAGGGCTGGCGTTGTTCTGGCGCTATCGGTTTTCACCTTCCTGGATTACTCCCGCAGCGCGGCAAGTGTGGTTGCCTGTGATTGTTGCTCCGGTACTGGCTTCATTGAAGCCGAAGTGTTTACGAATAAAGTTCACACCCCATTCCCGGCGAAGGAACTCGTTAAGGCGTCGATCAGGTTTGGTGTGAAAGGATTCAAACCGTCTGAACATGAAGTTCGTCGGGAATTGAGAGAAACCGTACGCGTTAAGTGTAAAAACTGCGACGGGAAAGGCAGATTGTCAACGGCTTGCCGAGATTGCTCTGGTCGCGGTACAGCGGTTGATAAGAAAGAAACTGAAAAACAGGGCGTCCCGGTAAGAGGAACCTGCAAGCGCTGTTCTGGTCGTGGGTATGAGCGGATACCGGCATCACGTGCTTTCGACGCTGTTCAACAGGTGACTGATGCTATTTCCCTGGCTACGTGGGAGAAGACCGTCAAACCTTTCTACGACGGATTAATCCGCACGCTGGAATGCGAAGAGAACCATGCCGAGCAGGCATTGCAGAGCGTAACCGCATAGCGCATTAAAAAATTGTGCATTAATTTATCGTGAGCTATTTACTTTTTCCGGAATCTGGGTAATTATCTCCCTAACACTAGAAATCCGTCTGATTGTTACGGTAGAGATTAAAAGCCCGAGGTTAATAGCCTTGGGCTTTGTCGTTTCTGGGCTGCGCTATCGCGTGGCCTTTCTCATATTTAGCGCCCAATGCCTCACTCAATGACGTATGTCGCCTCGCATTCGCGGCGCTAACCCTTATCTATCACCCGGAGCCGGGACTAATCCCCGGAAGGGGGAGGTATGAGAACCATGCCGGAAAAAATTGCAGATAGCGCCACGCATGGGGGCTGGCTGATTGGCCTGCTTCTCGGGGCGATAAATTATTTTTCGCCCAGTGAATGGATGGTGATCGGCATTTTCGTCGGCATTCTCTGCTCTGTCATCGGGTGTGTCGTCGGTGTCTGGTTTAGATGTCGTCGAGAAAAACTACTCAAAATGTACCTGATTGACCGCTCCACCAAGAACATCAGCGTTCAGGATGTAGACCTGATAGGGGGCGAGTAGTGGCTTCGATAAAAACCAAACTCAGTGCTGCGATGCTGGCGTTGATCGCTGCCGGTGCATCTGCCCCGGTGATGATGTCGCAGTTTCAGGACGAGAAGGAAGGGCAGCGGCTAACGGCGTATCAGGATGCGGGCGGGATCTGGACAGTTTGCGGTGGTGTGACAATGGTCAACGGCCAAAAGGTCGTGAAGGGCCAGCGCCTG